GTCTTGGTGTGACCACCGGCGCTGGCATCGGGCCCCATAAGATGAAACAGGCATCTCGCGAGGCAATTGCTGGTTGGTTCGTTGGACAAGATGTTTCAAACAACACAGCAAGCTATACAGCGGATACACAACAGAAACTTTTCCGCTTGAAGGGCCGAGGCCATGGCGAATGGCTACACAAGAGTTGCAAGGTTTCAATTGATAAAATTAGACAAGCCACATCAAATGCAACTGAGTATGGAACGTTTTCGGTTGTAATCAGAAATATTGCAGACTCAGATAATGCTGTGGAGGTTATGGAAAGATTTGATAATCTCACGCTAGATCCCACATCTCCCGATTTCATTTCACGTAGAATGGGAGATCAGTTCTACCAATGGGATACAAGCGCCAAGAGATTAAAGCTGTATGGTGAATATCCCAACCGGTCTAAATATGTCAGAGTCGATATGAACTCTAACGTTGAAGCTGGCGCAACTGATGCCGCCCTTCTACCGTTTGGCTATCTAGGGCCGCCCAAGTGGGCCGATGCGCTTCACGTCACGGGCAACTATGATGATGGGGATATTAAGAATAGGTTTATATACACGCCTAATCCATCACTTGTAAGTCAGTCGGTACCAACCTTAAGTGCTGTCATTTCTGGCTCACACAGTAGCGCAGCGATCACCCAGGGCGCCAAATCTGGATCCATGCTCTTTCCAGTAGTTCGACTCCGACAGTCGGCATCTGATGGTGGCATTAGCGATCAAACAGAGGCGTATTTTGGAATGTCAACTACGCGTACATCTACCGACACCCGATTTGATGTTAGTGTTCCTGATTTTCATAGAATTCCGTATCATGGTTTCCCGGATGATCCAACCTCTTATGCCGGCCAGATTCCTTCCGGCCTTTCTGGAGTTATGGCTTACTCATATGCATTCTCACTAGACGAACTCAAAACTGTTGATGGTGTCCGCGTTTATGTATCTGGCACGAGAGCAGCCGGGAATGGTAGTTCTTATACAACTACGTTAAATGCTGGTTATAATAGGTTTACCGCGCCATTCTGGGGCGGCCTAGACGGATGGGACATTACGAAGTCGGATCCTCTATATAATAGAGGAATGTCTTCGACCTCTACTGATTTGAATAATTATATTTATCACACCATCAAGCGCGGCATCGACACGGTTGCAGATCCCGAATTTATTGATATGAATTTGATAACTGCTCCCGGTGTAACGTTAGATAAACTAACAACCCATATGATCAACACTTGTGAAGAGCGCGCCGATGCTCTTGCATTAATTGATTTGGCGAATGTTTACATTCCCGCTCATGAGAGATTCTATAGCAGCAAGACCAGCAGAATTGGAACCGATCCAACATCTGCTGCAAATGCACTAAAAGATAGAAGAATTGATTCAAGCTATGGTTGCACTTTTTATCCTTGGGTTCAGACTCGCGATGAGGACACCGGGCAGCTTGTGTGGGTTCCGCCTTCTGTTGCGATGATGGGTGTTCTTGCCAGTTCTGAAGCAAAATCAGAGCTTTGGTTTGCGCCCGCAGGTTTCAACCGAGGCGGTCTCACTGAAGGTGCAGCGGGAATTCCTGTTGTCAGTGTATCCGAACGGTTGACTTCCAAAGAGAGAGATACTCTTTATGAAGGAAGAATTAACCCAATTGCTTCTTTCCCCTCCAGCGGTATTGTGGTCTTCGGACAGAAGACGTTGCAAGAGCGCCGGTCTGCACTAGACAGAATTAATGTCAGAAGATTGGTAATTTATTTGAAGAAGCAAATTTCAATCCTATCAACACAGATTCTGTTTGAGCAGAACGTGGATTCTACTTGGATGCGTTTTAAGGGACTCATCGAACCATTGCTAGCAAATGTGAAGAGTAAGTTTGGAATCACCGATTATCGTTTGATTTTGGATGAAACCACAACTACTCCAGATCTCATTGATCAGAACATCTTGTACGCAAAAATTATGGTTAAACCAGCCAGAGCAATTGAATTCATTGCAATTGATTTCGTGATTGCTTCAACTGGTGCTTCCTTCGATGATTAAAAGAAATGGAGGAATTTCCTTCACAATACTATTTAAAAATAGGTTATAGGAGTTTATAAAAATGGCATTTTGGTCAACCAACTATGGTGAAGACGCTACACTCAAAGATCCAAAAAGACAATTTAGATTTAAAGTTGAATTTGGAGGATTTGATGCCGGCAACAGTTTTTTGTGGTGGGCGAAGACGGCGACAAAGCCGTCCTTCGAAATTGCATCCACACCACACCAGTATTTAAATCATACTTTTCATTATCCTGGTACTGTAACATGGCAAGATGTGGTCATTGAAATGGTTGATCCCGGTACGCCAGATATGGCAGCATCTATGGCTGCATTGCTCGAAGGTGGTGGTTATCACCCTCCTTCCGATGCTGATGATGTTAGCACGATGACCAAGGCAACAGCAGTTTCTTCTCTTGGGACCGTTACTGTCACCCAAACTGATGCAAATGGTTCTCCATTAGAGCAGTGGACTCTGTGGAATGCCTTCATTTCTAAAGTAGATTATGGTAGTTTGGCATATGGTAATGACGAATTGACCACGATCAGCATTACCCTAAAATACGATTGGGCACGACTTGAAACTTCCAACACGGGCGGTTCTGTTGCGACCACACTCAAGGGTACTTCTTTCTTTAATCCATAAAAAATAAAATACGAGGTGTATATTGTCACGAAATAAAGATCGTGTTGGGGCTAAAAACATTAATGCAGACGCGCCCCCCACGCAGGTAGCAAAAGGTACTTTAGAGGGTTTTTCCTTCGTTGTTCCTACCGAATTTGTTGATCTTCCATCACAGGGAAGATATTATCCCGAAGGGCATCCCCTTTATGGGCAGGATACTATTGAAATTCGCCAAATGACTGCAAAAGAAGAGGATATTCTCACATCTAGAACACTTTTGAAAAAAGGTATTGTATTAGATCGCGTGCTACAAAATATTATTGTAGATAAACAGATCGATGCAGAAAACATGTTAACAGGTGATAGAAACGCTATACTTGTGGCGATGAGAATATCTGGATACGGTGCGATTTATGAAACAATGGTAAGTTGTCCATCTTGCGGAGAAAAGCAAGATCATAAATTTGATTTATCTGAATTGGTGCCTTTTCATGGCGATAAGGGGGATGATTTAGATATTGTTAACAACGGTGATGGAACATTTAATATTGTTCTACCACAAACGGAACTTAATGTAAGATTTCGATTATTGACCGGATATGATGAAACCGCCCTTGCCAATTCAAGGCAAAGTGACCGAAAAAGAAAAATAGAGGAGAAAAACGTTACAAGTCAATTAAATAAGATTTTAGTCTCTGTTAATGACAATACCTCTTTAGAAGCGAAGAAGTTTTTGATTGAAAACATTCCTTCGGTGGATTCTCGACATTTAAGATTGGCATTTAGTCTCATATGCCCAAATATTGATCTTACTCATTCCTTTGACTGCCAAGAGTGCGAATTCGTACAGGAAATGGAGGTGCCGCTTACAGCGGACTTTTTTTGGCCTGAACGATGAATATATGGAAAATGTTTATGAACAGTTCTTCTTTTTAAAATATTCGGGGGGCTGGTCATTCTTGGAGGCATATAATTTACCGATTGGTTTGAGAAAATGGTTTGTTGAAAGGCTGATCAGGCAACTTGAAATGGAAAGTGAAGCAATTGAAGAAGCTTCAAAAAACAGAGGACAAAATTCGGGAAGGCAGACTTTAAGCACACAGAATCAGCCCCGTAGACCGACCAACATGAGATGAGAAGGAAAGACAGAACAAGCTTCTGTCTTTTTTTTTATAAAACTATTTAATTTAGGCAACCAATGGATTCCCCTTACTCAAGAGTGGATAGAAATATGTTATGGCTGATTCAAAACTAAAACACCTCGAACAAGAAATTGCCAAGGCCAAAGAACTAGAGAAAATCTATTCAAAGGTTAAAAATTCTGCTATGGGGCGTATTTCTGCTGCGCAGCAATCGTTGGAGGTAATTAGACAGCAAGAAGTATTAATAGGCAAACAAACAAAAAGTGAGGAATGGCTAGCCGCGAAAGCCGCGGAGCGGGGCTCTTCGGTCGCTGCTGTAGTTAAAACCCAGCAGCAATTATTAGCAGCAAAAGAAAAAGAAAGTGCCATAATACAACACAATTTACAACTGGAGAACCAGAAAACAACAAGCATGCGCGACTCCCTCGCCGCGGCCAAAGATTTAAGTAAAACTTTGGGAGACTCATTTAAAGGTCAAAATGCTGTTGATTTGAAGAAATATATTGGAATGGCCGGCCAGCTTGGAGATGTTTTTAAGGGAGGCAAAACGTCTGTTCTCTCATTCGTCACGAGCCTTGGGAAAAATGTCCTGCTCAACGTTCTTTCAACTGTCATTGGTGAGATATTAGAACTCGTTCTTGGTACCGATAAGATGACAAAGAACTTTAGAAAAGGAACTTTGGCGTCTACGAAAATGGCCGCCCAATTGGATGGCGTTCACCGATCAATGATTGAGATGAATGTATCGATGGAGGAAACCGGCGCCGCCTACACTTCTCTTTATGGTGGTTTTACTGATTTTACGAAGCTAGCCGCCAATGAACAAACCACAATTGCACGAACAGCATTAACATTTGAAAAGCTTGGTGTTGGATCCGAGACCTACTCTAAGGGCATGGAGATGGCCACAACGTCACTTAGTATGAGCCTGGAACAAGCGGAACATTCCATGCGCGACATAACAACATTCTCACAGGAATTGCAACTTGACGCCGGTAAGACGGTCGCGGCTTTTGCCGCGGCAGGCCCACAATTAGCCAAATTTGGCACTGAGGGCACCCAGGTATTTAAAGAACTCGCGAGAATATCGAAGATCACTGGTTTGGAGATAGATACCCTGTTGCGTACTACTAGCAAGTTCGATACATTTGAGGGTGCAGCCGATCAGGCAGGTAAACTAAATGCCGCCCTTGGTGGAAACTTTGTAAATGCGATGGATTTGATGATGGAAACCGATCCCGGCAAGAGATTTGAGATGATTAGAGATTCAATTACGGATGCCGGCTTGAGTTTCGAAGACATGTCCTATTATCAGAAGCAATATTTTGCTGAAGCTGCTGGTTTGGAGAGTGTGGATCAGTTGGCAAAAATGATGAGAGGCGATATGGACGAGGGCGCCGAAGCAACAAAGAAAAACGCAGAATCTTTGGCAGAACTCCAAGCGACGGCATATGACTTGATCCCTATTGGGCAGAAACTTATGCTTATATTCAAATCTCTGTTTAAGGACGTTGACGCAAACAAGTGGGCCGCCCACCTCAACTTCGTGGTTGATTTAATAGCTCAAGCAGTTCCGGCAGCAATTTTAAAAGTTAAGGAGGGATATGAGTTTATCAAACTATGGTGGGCGGAAAATAAGGGCGCCTGGATCGGTCCAGACGGGTTTCTCCAAAGTTTGTCGAACATCGTACCAATAGTGAAAACGATTTGGCACGTAATTAAATCGTGGGGCAGCGCTCTGGGCGCCGCCTTCGACGTTCTGAAAGCCTACGGCGAACTCTTTGCCGCTATATTCATGTCAGCGAACCCGATGAGAAAGTTCCGGGCGATTCAAGGTGTCATGGCCGCCGGCGACGAGTTCGATGCGAAATTTGCCGCCGCCGAGACGGCGACGGAATCTGGCGGCAAAGTCATCTCGAACCTCGCAATGGAAACCGCAGCCAAAGGGCGCGCCGCAGCAGACACTCTTGGCGCTGGATCCATCGCGGATATGGCCAAGACGGCAGGAAATGTATTGGAAGTAGCGAAACAAACAGTGTCCATCGAGCTAGGCGGAAAGAAATTAGCAGACTATGTTGTAGAGGTGATTGGAGAAAAAATCAGAGACGTGAGTCTAACAGGTGGTTAAAAGGAGAAACTAAAATATGGCAGACAAACTATTTGACGCTATTCAATATGGAGGAATTCTAACCGATCCTGCGCTTCCTCCATATAATGACTTTAGTGACGCATATGCAAACAATAAAGGGACATATATTACCTTTCAACATGAGCCTTCTGGCAAAACTGTCAGATTCAAAGCATTCATAACAGCATTTAATGAAACTTTTAAGTCTGATTGGACCTCACAATCTGTGTATGGTCGCGCAGATCCAATTCATATGTTTAAACAAACCAGACGATCAATTTCTTTGTCATTCGTGGCACCGGCGGCATCTTCTGGTGAGGCATATGAAAATCTTGGAAGAATCCAGAGCCTTGCAAAATTTTTATATCCCACATATGTAGATGTTCAGGGCGCCCAAACAATTTCACAATCGCCGCTGGTTCGCCTTAGAGTTATGAACCTTTTAAGTCGAAATGATGGAGAAAAATTTCCATATGGAGTGACATTACACGATCCAGAAAGCCCAGATTCCAACCTACGAGCGAGCCCCATCACACAATATGGCGAATATCTTACTTCTGCTGGTGGCTCCCAAGGGCTGTTGGGGATTATCCAGAACGTAACTTTTAACCACAATCTTCAGGGAGATCACGGGGTTATAGATCCTGCTCCTGGTGTTATTATTCCAAAATTGCTTGAGGTCAATTTAAGCTTTGATGTAATTCATGAACATCCTGTTGGCTGGAACGAAGAAGGCGGCTTTGGAACGGCTCTGCTCCCCCCAGAGAGCAGCATCCCCGACATTGATCCAGATCTCCTCGCCGCGTCTGAGGGGATTGAAGCTGCCGCGGCAGGTGTGTTAGAGGTGACTGCCGCGATGGACGCGGCTCAAGACGCAGCCTCCGCTAATTGGGCGGCACAACTCGACGGAATAGTGATCCCCGCGGCCGAGGCTGCCGAAGATGGAGATTCCGTAGACACCTCAGTCGGTGGCGTTGGTGGCGGTTGAGAGAAAGAACCACGGAATAAGGAATTAAACAATGCCAAGATATAACAAAACAAAAATTTTAAAAAACTCTAGTGAATATTATAAGCCCTTGAGAGACACAAGGGATTTAAACATTGTTACACAATATGCCACCCCAAAGATGTATCACCCAACGGTAAAAGAGCGCTCAAAAACAAAGACCACACAACACATTTGGAAATACGGAGATCGTCTTTATAATCTTGCTTTTAAATTTTATGGAGACGAAAGGTTTTGGTGGGTCATTGCGTGGTATAATGGATATCCAACGGAGGCGCACATCCGTAATGGCGCGCTTTTATATGTTCCGTTGAACATTGAAAAAGCCCTAAAAGTGCTGAGGGCTTAAGAAGTGCCACAAAAATATCATTACGAGGGTTCAGAGTTATCTACAAAATCTTACGAAGAGGTTAAAAAGGCATACGAACGAACCAAAAATGCCATAGACACCACTGCGGACATTATCAATGGCATGGCCGCGGCAATTGCCACCAAGACAGCCAAAGATCCGGATTACGACGCCACCAGTGATCTGGACACGATGGCCACCTATAATGAGGGACTCACGCTGGAACTGGAGGCTCTGCCAGGGCTTGAAGAAGATTATTATGAGATAAGAAAGCTTGCTGTAGAAGCAGGTAAAGCGGCCGGCTGCCCAGAAGCTACCGGGACTGGCGGCCCTGACGATCCTTCTGAGTGCTCCATAGAGGCTTGGAATGCAGAGGCCGAACTCAACGCCATGGCGGCCGACTTCTATCCACCCGAAACCCCCCCAGAAATACCTGCCGCCACGGGCGCAGCCGCCGGCGGCACCGCCGGCAACTTCGCCGATGCCGCGACGACCGCAGCCACGGGTTCCGGCGAACCCGCCGCGACACACACATTTAAAGAGCAGTGTTTTTTGTTATCATATGTTAAAGAACTTACGGCATATAAAAAAGATTTAGATCAGGGAAATATTTCCGTGGCACCGAAAAACCTCCCGTATGTTGATGATGGTTATAATGCATCACTGTTGCTTGATGGGGATCCCTTTGGGTTTGTTAATAAGATGACGATGCATTCAGACCAAAAAGCTTTCTTTAATCTGGAAACAAAAGATATTTCTGCACTTCAACCCATGATTCGCCTTTTTAAAATCATAGAAGATACGAACGGAGAAGAGAGACAGCAAGAAATATCTTTTGATTCTCATTTTACGTCAAACGATTTGGGTTTTTTTAAAGACAAAAGAAGCCGTGGTGTTGGTGTTGGTATAAAAAGTTTTAACTTCTCTTATGTAGCCACCAATCCTTTTGCACTCAAGAAAAGCATTAAAGCAAAATTGAGCTTGTTCGCCAATAATTTTCAAGAGCTACTGAGAGAAAGAATAGCAGACGACGGGAGTATGTATAAATATATTGATTTGGCACTTAAAACTGGTGGTTCCGAAACTGCCGATCTGGCAAACAGAAACAACCCATCGCTATCTGGGGAAGCATATGATAATTTAACCAAACTAAATTTCAGACTTAAGGCAATCGTTGGCTGGGCCCTTCCATCAGAAAGTGGTGGCATAGATGGCGCCGTGAGAAATGCCATATATGATTCATATATAACTTTGAATCTTACCCCAACAATTCACGAATTTGGTTTGGATGATCAGGGGCGCGTCAATTTCGATATAAATTATTTGGCTTATTGTGAAGATTTCTTCGACCAGCCATCTTTTGATATTTTTAGTGATCCTGAAATTGGCGCTCGTATGTTAAAAAGAAAAATGCTATTTAAGGCATATAATGCGGCATGTGATGCTGACTCCATTGCTGAATTAAAAGCAGAATCAAAGGACGAAATTGAAAAAGACAAAGTAAAGGCTTTCCAAATACTTATAAACAATCTCATTGATCACGGCAGAATGTATACTATACCCGTTCGATATGATGATATGTATCAATTTTTAACGAAAACGCCAGCCTACGATTTCGCCAATTTCATACCATCTAAGGACGAAGAAGTCACCGCGGAATCACTTGGAGCCTCAGAAACTGCGGAAGAAACCATCAAAGCCAAGGAGGAAGACGCCAGCGAGACGTCTAGTACAGAAATAGTAAAAACAACAGTCGATGAGTCTGACCTTACTTTGGGTGAGATGGTGTCTTTCTTCTATGTGAGCGATCTAATTGACTCAATTCTAAAAAATATTGAGAAAAACCTCGTTGCCTACGAGGAAGCAATTGACGATATCAACCTCGCGGAGACCGACGAGACCGCCGCCACAGGGGAGTCAGCCGCAGAAGAGAAGGCCGAAGCTGAAAATCCAGAAAGAGATGTTCAAACATCGAGTGATTTGCAAGCCGACGAGAAAAAAAGACTTAGGAAATTTCGCGAGCAAATAAAAAGTTTTAGAATCTTATTTGGCCCATTCGAAGTCGTTGATCCCAAAAATCCCGCAGTAACAATATTTGTAAGTTTGGGAGATATTCCTATTTCAACTCGTTATTTTATAGCATGGCTTACAAAAAAAATGCTCAAAAGAGAGGAAAGTCGCTATCCAATGGCAAAATTCATGAATGATTTCATTCAAGAACTTTTGAGAGATTTTATGAATGATGACAAGTGTTTTAATGGGCAAGTTAAACAAAAAGTATTTTTGTTTTCGTCTGCACTAACTTCTTATAGAAATGAAACCGAAAGTGGCGCCGAAGAAGACAACGTTACGCAGGCCATTAAAGAACATGGCACCGGTGCTCGTTTGAACATATCAACTGCGCCGGTTGATTTGCCGATATTAAATATATTTGGCGAAAGAGAAATGCCCGATGGTGGCGATCAGGGATTTGATAGGGAAATTAATTATATGTGTTATTTTGCCGGCCGAACGCAGCCAACAGAACAGATGACCGGAGATCGCGCAGTCGACGAAGCAAGAGGGCTTTTTCATTATGGAATAGGTCGAGATAGTGGCATTGTGAAGTCAGTTAATTTTAGAAAAACCAGCGCCCCAGGTTTGAAAATGGTGAGGTTTGAACAACAGGGGTACGATGGGCTGCAACAACTGCGCGAACAATACGACATTGATATTAGAACTTATACGAATGTAAATGCTCTTCCCGGTACTTATATTTTTCTTGAACCAAACAGTTTTGCACCCAGCACAGAAGTTGACTTGACTGCCCTAGGTATTGGGGGGTATCACATGATTATTCGCAGCGAACACACCTTGGCTGCGGGAATGGCAGAATCTACAATTACAGCTAAGTGGGTGGCAGAAATCTACGACCCCAACCGTGATCAACCGGAGCGCTCGGATCCCGCCACCGCTGAAGAGGAATCAGAAGACCAAGGACTAAACTGCTACTCCACCGACCGTTCACCGGGAGACGCCGTGGATCCCGTTCTGCCCGTCGTAGCCGATACAGTGACCGGAGAATAATAAATTATGTCACAATTATATGCTGAAAGTAATGATGAGGGATCCAAAGATTTATTTGAAAAAAGAAATTATTATGGTTCTAAATTATCTAAAACTGGTTATAAAAATGTAGTAGATTTTAATTTTGGTGAGAAATTCTTTTATGGAAGAGTGAACCGAGTGTTTGTTCCAATGATTTTAAGGAAAAGAAGAATTAAAAGGTTTAGTAAAATAAATGCCACAGAGGCCGGCCAAGGAGCAGTTAATTTTGTTGTGGACGCCTTTAACGATATGGCACAACAGTTTCAGAGATGTGCCGTTTATGGCACAATTGACACATCGGATCAGTTTTTAACCAACATTAAGGTTCACAAAGCATATCAAAATCCAAATAATTTATATAGAAATCATAGAAAGGGGTATTTTGGTTCAATTGCTGGAATTTTTAGGGCCCGCCGCATCAGGGTTCGCGATTTTGACGATTTTGTTAACGAATTGATGGTTGTTTTACAAGATACTGTCCACAGGCTTCCAATTACAAAGACGGGGTTTATTAAAAATAAAAGTTGTCCAATTTTGTGCTCTGGGTTGGCAATTGAAATAGCCGATATTGATCCCATCAATGACCAAAAAAAAATTAATCAATTTGTAAACAGCAAAAATTGGAATTTTTATTTGAATGCTTGTTCTTCATACGGGTTTATGGTAGATAAAAATATGCCGTGGAGAATTGTCGCAGATATTGGCAACCGCCCGACTCGTTCGCCAATGTTGGATTATTCCGGTAAGTATGGCGCCCCCAACCCTAATTTAATTATTTCAAACTATTACACAAACGTTCATAGTCTATATTATCAGAATTTCAAGTCAAATATATTAAATCTCTATAATAGAGTCAAATTAAGAAACTTTTCGGTGATAGAAGAGTGTGGGGGAACGACCGTTACACGTATCGTAACCCCGATCACTTATACTAATAATTCTTTTTTGACGAAATTCCCAGATAAGAAACTTTTAAAGATATATTTTAATATTCGAGTTCTTGAAGAAGAAACGGGAATGACCGATAATGAAATAAGCCACCTGCTCGATGATTGTATTGAAATATACATGCATGCCGGCGTTGTGGCCGCTCTGAATGCTTTTGAGAGAATTATCAACGAACCATTTGACAAACGCGGCTCACTGAGTTATATTAAGAAACACGTTGATGCTATTGCTGATACAAAATAAGAAGAGCTAATGTTTTTTCAGACCCTAGACGACAAAACAGAATGTATGGGAGTTTATGCCGGCGGCACACTCTATTTTAAAGATTTCCCCACAAACCTGACAAAAACGTGGAGATACACAGGATCTATTACAGATCCTAGTGTTGAATATGGCTGGCTTTTGTGCAATGGTTTCACTTTAGAAGAGGTTTGCCCTGATTTTTTGAAAGAGAGGTTGGAAGGGTCGCAGAAGAATTTTCGAGCCTATCTGCGGTCCTTTGAACTAGGTAGAATACGCCTTCGCGAACACTGTTTCTTCGACCTTGTGCCAGAGGACTTTTTGCTGGAATTTTGTGATGTAAAAAACGAAATCACAAGGTTTGTTTTTGAGAATTATGAGAAGCCAGAAAACTATGAACATCTAGATAAAATCCAAAGATTGCTTCACAAGATCAAATATCAAAATGTCAGTATAAACATTGAGGGGTGTAGAAAATTATATCAATCTACCTTTGGCAGAAAGAAGGCAAATGAGATTTTGAAGAGAAGCCACTATATTGATTATAATCTTTTCGGATCTATCACAGGAAGATTAACAACTAATAAAAATTCATTGCCAATTCTAACTATGAAAAAGGAATACCGTCAACTTCTTAAGCCGGCCCACGATTGGTTTGTTTCATTAGATTATAATGGTGCTGAAGTTAGAACTTTTCTTGAACTTTCCGGGAAGGAACAGCCGCAAGACGACATTCACGAGTGGAACATTAAACACGTTATAAAAGAAGATGTGGACAGATTCACAGCGAAACAGCGCTTTTTCTCTTGGTTATACAATCCCGATTCAGACAAGATCAAAACTAATTTCTATGATAAAGAAAAACTGCTTGACAAATGGTACGAGGGAGGTTATATTATAACACCATACAAGAGAAAAATGAAGGTAGAACGACGGAAGGCTCTCAACTATCTTATTCAAAGCACGACGGCAGACCGTGTGCTTGAGAGAGCCGTCGTTATCGATAAAATGCTGGAAGACAAGAAATCATTTATTTCACACATCGTACATGATGAAATTGTTATTGATCTTTGCGTCGAGGAACGGGATATTCTGCCAGAGATCAAGAAGACATTTGAAAAAGATGGGTTTATGGCCAACATTAACGCCGGAAAGAATTATTTGGATTTTGAGCGGTTAAAAATATGATTTCAGTTGTTGGATTGGGCAGCGCCGCCTCCAAAATTGCAGAGAAGTTTTCTGATTTTTCACAATACAACGTTTATTTGATGAATGACAATATTGGCAGAACTTCAAAATACAAACTTAAACTAAAGAAATATGACACTCCAGAGGAGTATGAGGGCAATATACCAAATGTTAAAAAGTTTTTCGCTGGCATCGATGATCACATTCAGTTTTTTATTGTGGGCTCTTCATATAGCTCAAATTATTCACTTGGAATTCTTGAACAAATCAAAGACAAAAAGATCGATCTATACTATATCAAGCCGGATACAGAACTTTTAACTGGAATTCCAAAACTATTAGAAAATGTTGGATTTGGGGTGCTTCAAGAATATGCCAGATCGGGACTTTTGAACTCTATTACCTTGATCTCTAATCTCAACGTTGAAAAGATTATTGAAAATATACCGATCAAAACCTATTTTGATGTGATCAATCGTTCAATTTATTCAACTATTCATTATTTAAACTATTTTGCACACAATGAGCCTGAAATCGGGCAGGTTTCAAAACCGCTTGATATTAATCGTATTAGATCGGTCGGCTTGCTGAATATGGAGAATTTAGAAGAAAAGTGGTTTTTTGACCTTGACATGGAGAGAGATCTATGTTATTATATGTGTATCAACAAAGAAAAACTTGAGACAGATGGTGGCCTCCACCGGAGATTAGTTGGAATGTTGAAAGAAAAGCCGAGAAATGCTTTTAGGAGAATTTCATATGCTATATATGAAACCGAATTAGAACAAGACTTTGGGTTCTGCGTTGCCCACACTAACGCAATCCAAAAAAACTCTTGACAAAGCTTGTCGAGAGTGTTACATTAGATATCAAGGAACGCTTGATATACTTTACCCATCAAAAGGAGAAATAAACATGGGAATCAACATGGAGCTTATGCGCCGCAAGCTCGCAACTTTGCGCGGTGAAAACAAGGGAAACGGAAACTCTGTTTTCTTTAGACCGGATGACGGCGATACGGATATTCGTATCGTTCCTGCACCAGACGGAGATCCGTTGCGGGAAATGTTCTTCCACTATAATGTAGG